GTGACTTTGCAGCACAAGGTGATGACCAACTTATAGCTCTAGCAGATACCGAAGATGCAGCCAAAAGAACATACCAATCAGACCATGTAAAGATGTCACCTGTAATCCTTGGAATCGACCCTGCACGGTTCGGTGATGACAGATCTGTAGTATTCCGTAGGCAGGGAAAGCAAGGCTTCAAACCTATTGTCTATCGAGGTATAGATAACATGGATTTAGCAGCAAGAGTAGCCAATCTGATAGAGGAACATAACCCAGATGCAGTGTTCTGTGATGCAGGTGCAGGTAGTGGAGTAATAGACAGACTAAGACAACTATCGTATGACGTAATCGAAATACCATTTGGAGGTAAGGCAACCAAACCAGAACAGTACATCAACCGTAGAACAGAGATGTGGTGGTTAATGAAACAATGGATAGAAGAAGGAGGTGCAATACCGAATGACACCGCACTAAAACAAGAGTTAGCAACACCGATATATTGGTACGACAATGTAGGCAGAAGAGTGCTTGAGTCTAAGGATCAGATAAAGAAGAGATTACAGGGAGCAGGGTCACCAGATCTAGCTGATGCCCTAGCACTAACCTTTGCCCTCCCAGTAGCCAAGAAAGAGATGGAGGACATATACATCAAAAGACGTAAAGTATCTACAGGTAAAAAGGATTATGACCCATACAAAGTGCTGTAATTTTGTTCGTATAGCAGAAGGTCTAGATGTAGACCCATTGCTCCAATTGTTGGACGGTAAACCTGAGTTATGGAAAGAGATAGAAACAAGGCAAAAATGTACCAATTCACCACATAAAGATACGGAGTGTATATATGTTAGAGGACCACTAAAGATGAGTTTGTATTACGTCTTATGGGATACAGGATCATACGATTACCCATGCATGGAGTATTTAAAACCTGCATTAGTACCATTAATGCGTCCAGTGCTGGAGAAATTAAAAGTTAAAGACATGGGAAGGCTACTTATTGTGAATCTAAAACCTAGTGGTCATGTAACCAAACATAATGATCAGGGAACGTATGCAGACCACTACCAAAGGTTTCATTTAGTGTTGCAAAGTAACCAATGGTGTAGCCAAACTTGCGGAGATCAGAAGCAAAAGTTTGAGGTAGGCGAGGTCTGGTGGTTTAACCATAAGAAATTACACACAGCGGACAATGTTGGCATGACCGACAGAGTGCATATAATATTTGATTGTGTAACTAATTATCCTTTATGACTAGTGTGACCGTAACTAATGATAGTAAAGCTACTGTAAACGAAAGTAGAGTACCTAAAACAGAAATTAGACTCTGCACCTACGATGAATTTGTAGTTATAGCAGATCCATTATTTGAAGAGCATTACGAAGAGATTGCTCGCAACAAACAAATAATGAAACTGAAACCTAACTACAAGCTGTATGAAGCACTTAATTCAACAGGTTGGTTATTCATCTATGTAGCGATGCAAGGCGATGTCTGTATTGGATATTCTATGAACATAATGATGCATCACTTGCATTATGCTGATCTAAGGATTGCCCAGAATGACATTTTGTTTGTCAAAAAAGAACTTCGGGGTGGACGATTAGGTTTACGTTTGTTGAAAGCAACAGAAGATTATGCAAAATCTGAAGGCTGCAAACTAATGTTATGGCACGCTAAAGAAAACACCGCTTTAGCAAAATTGCTACCAAAACTAAAATATGGTGTACAAGAAATTATGTATTCTAAGGAGATTTAATTATGGTAGTCACAGCAGTTGTAGCATCAGTAGCAGCAACCACATATACGGCAGTTGTAGCAAAAAATGCAGCAGATGAACAAAAAAGAGCGCAAAACAGAGCATTAGCAGAGCAACAAAAAGCTAATCAACAAGCAGCAGAACAAGCTCAAGCCGAAGCAGACCGTGCTGACGTTGCGTATAACCAAGCAAACCAACAGCAACCAGAAGTCCAAGCAATTGTAAGTAGAAGCGAACAAGCTGCAACACAAGGCCCATCATCAACAGTATTAACTGGTGGATCTGGTGGATCTGATGCGATGGTAAACCCAGCAGCACAAGCAGTAGCTAGTGGTAGAAAAAAATCAGGTAAAGGTGGTGGAGATCAAGGAGGAGGTAGTTTATTAACAGGTACAGTTGGAGTAGATCCATCTGCATTGAATTTAGGTGGCAATACATTATTAGGTGGTTAGTAAATGAAAACCAAAAGAGCAAAGTTGCTGACAAGATGGGGGCATCTGCGGTCTGAAAGGGCTACATGGTGGTCACATTGGCAAGAAGTTACTACATATTTGCTACCAAGAAACGGAAGATATTTTGAACAGGATAGAAATAAAGGTCATAGAAGACATAACTCTATATATGACAACACTGGTACTCGTGCATTAAGAACATTAGGTGCTGGCATGATGGCAGGTGCAACATCCCCTGCAAGACCGTGGTTTAGACTTGGAACGGCTGACCCAGAACTCAATAGTTATGCACCAGTAAAGCTATGGTTAGCAGATGTTACTGAACGTATGCAATTGGTGTTTCAAAAGTCCAATACATACCGCACATTGCATGGTATTTATGAAGAATTAGGAGCATTTGGTACTGCTGGCTCTATTATTTTGCCTGATGATAAGAATGCAATCCATCATTACCCAGTAACTGTAGGAGAATATGCAATTGCTACCGATTATCAGGGCAGGGTAAACACTTTGTACAGAGAATTCCAGAAAACGGTAGGAGAAGTGGTAAGAGAATTTGGATATAACAAATGTTCAACGTCCGTTAAGAATCTGTACGACAGGGGTTCACTAGATCAGTGGGTTACGTTAGTTCATGCGATAGAACCAAGGGATGATAGAGAGCGTGACTACAAGAAAAAAGACAATATGAACATGGCATACAAGTCTTGTTACTTTGAGACAGGTGGAGATGGCGAAAGTGTACTAAGAGAAAGTGGATATAAAGAATTCCCTGCTGTTGTACCTAGATGGGGTATTGCTGGCGGTGATATTTATGGCAATTCACCGGGAATGGAGTCATTAGGTGACATAAAACAGTTACAACATGAACAATTACGCAAGGCACAAGGCATTGATTACCAAACAAAACCACCATTACAAGTACCTAGCTACCTTAAAAACCGTGATGTAGACAGTCTTCCGGGCGGTGTTACCTTTATTGATGGAGCGCAAGGCAAAATAGAAACTGCATTTAACGTAAACCTTAATTTACAACATTTATTACAAGACATACAGGATGTTCGTGGCCGTATAAATAGTAGTTTTTATGCTGATTTGTTTCTTATGTTGGCTAATGCTACTGATACAAGAATGACTGCAACAGAAGTAGCAGAGCGACACGAAGAAAAGCTGCTTATGTTAGGGCCAGTGTTAGAGCGTTTACATAATGAGTTATTAGATCCATTAATTGATATTACGTTTAACAGAATGATCGAAGCTAATCTAGTGCCACCTGCACCAGAAGAATTGCAAGGCATGGAACTAAACGTAGAATTTGTATCTATGTTGGCTCAAGCACAACGTGCGATTGGTACAAATAGTGTAGACAGATATGTCAATAGCATGGGTATGGTTGCCCAAATGAAACCGGAAGTACTTGATAAATTTGATGGTGATGCATGGGCTGATGGTTATGCTGATATGTTAGGTGTAGATCCATCGTTAATAGTCGCAGGGCCACAGGTTGCTAAAATACGTCAGGCAAGAGCGCAAGCACAGCAACAGGCAGCGCAACAAGAAGCACATAATCAAGCTGCTGAAAATATGTCGAAGTTAGGTAAAGTAGATGCAGGTAATGCTATGGACATGATGAACCAATTTAGCGGTTACAATTCACCATCACCATTGGAGGTATAAATGGATTTAATTGATTTACAAAAAGACCCACAGCCTATTGATAGCAATGAAATGTATGACGAACCAATGTATAGCTACGGTTTGTGCATATCATTAGGTAGGGAAGAGTTAGAAAAGTTAGGTATAGAAAAGTTACCAGAAGCAGGTAGCGATATGATGATAAAAGCTATCACTTATGTGAAAACAGTTAGAGAAAGTAAAGAAAAAGATGGTGTTGAACAGAATGTAGAACTACAAATTACTGCAATGGGTATAGAACCATTTGATAAAAGTGGTGATCAGGCTGATGCATTGTATGGTGAGAAGGCATCTGCACCACCTAAGGCAGCATTTGTTGCTGATACCTCAACTCTTTTATCCTAGGAATTTATTATGGAAAATCCAAATTTTACAAAGATGTCTCCTGACTATAAGAAAAGGTTCAGAAACATGATTGAAAAAGATAGACAAGAAAAAGCAAGAATTAAAGCAGAAAAAGAAGAAGAAAAAAAGAGAAAAGCAGAAGAAGAAAAATTAAAAAAATTATATAACAAATCTAAAATGAATTAATTATGAGCTTATACGAAAACATCCACGCAAAGCGTAAAAGAATTAAAGATGGTTCTGGTGAACGTATGCGAAAAAAAGGTCAAAAAGGTGCGCCAACTGATAAAGCATTTAAACAAGCAAAAAGAACTAGTAAAGAAGAGATGGCTAAAAAGCTATATGGCGGTTAGGTGTGACCGTAACACCGTGGTGACTAGATATATTAGAGCATGAGCGAATACAATCCTCTCGATCTCAAAAGTCAACAGAAATCTAAAGACAATAAAAAGTCCGAAGAAAGAATTGACCGACAGAACGAAGAATCGGATATAAAATGGCTCATGAGCAGCAAGAGGGGTCGCAGATTAATCTGGAGACTTCTGGAACAAGCAGGTGTATTTCGATCATCGTTTAACACCAACGCAATGGCAATGTCATTTAGCGAAGGTAACAGAAACTA